GAAGCCGTAACTCGTATGGGTGCAGTACCACAATTATCATTTACAGTTCCTAAGATGGGAACAGCACCTACAACAGCAGCCGTTGCTGAAGGTGACGCACCATCTGAGACAGGAATGACATCTACTTACGACACAATTACTGCCGCTAAGTACTCATCAATTAACCGAGTAAGTTTTGAGTTGCTTGATTTTTCAAATCCTGCATTCGAAAATTTACTTGTACAGGAAATGAGAAAAGGCTACGAGAAGGCAACCGATGCAGCCCTCATTGCGAAATTCACATCTGCTGGAGTTCAAGCAGCCACAACAGCAGCAACAGCAGCAGGACTTCAATCATTTATTGCAGTTGAGTCAGCAGCAGCATACAAGGGAACTGGCGGCAACTTCGCTAACAAACTTGTAGCAAGCACCGACCAATGGGCAGCAATTAACGGATATGTAGATGGTGCATCACGCCCACTATATTCCGCACAAGGACAAACTCAGAACGCTTCAGGCGCAACTGTACCAACTTCAATCGTTGGTAATGTTCTTGGCACTTCATTGATCGTAGATCACAACATTGCTACTTCAGGAATTATTGACGAGTCAGCATTCTTAGTTGCACCTGAGTCAGTATATGTTTGGGAGTCACCAACTACACAACTTCGCGTAAATGTTCTTACTTCAGGTGAAGTTGAGATTAACATGTACGGCTACCTAGCAGTTTATGTTGCTAAGGGCGGCGCGGGCGTAAGACGCTACAACCTAGCGTAATTCGCTAATTTAAATGTGAGAGGGCTTTGGAAGCCTTAGCCCTCTTACTCTAAGAAAGGAAAATACTTTGGCTGCAACTTATGTGACTTTAAATGAATTAAGGGTTGCGTTGGGAATTGGAAGTTTATATTCTGATTCAGTAGTTGAAGAAGTATGTCAAAGCGCAGAAAACATTGTTAGCAGTTATTTATGGCGGAATCAATATAACAATACAGGTCATAGTAATACAACTAATACAGGTACGCTTTATTTTGATAATGACATTTCAAAAGATTTCTATATTGGTCAAGCAGTTACAATTTCAGGTAATGGAAGCAAGCATAACGGTTCAAAAACATTAACCGAAGTAGGTCAATATACAATTACTTATGCAATAACCACTACTACTGCCGCACCATTACATCCAGTAAATCCATTTGGTGTAGTTGCTGGAGAAACTTATGTAAACTATGCAAATGTTCCCGAAGTACGAGAAAGTTCTTTAATGATAGCGGTGGACATTTGGCAAGCAAGACAAGCAAGCAACGCAGGTGGAATATCACCTGACTTCCAACCAAGTCCTTATAGAATGGGAAATACTTTACTCGCAAGAGTCAGAGGTTTATTAGCAAATCATTTATCACCTAATGGCTTGGTTGGCTGATGACAGTTGCCGTTACAACTCTCAGATCAACCCTTGCGACTGCGTTGGAAAACGCAGGGGTTTGGCAGGTGTTTTCGTACCCACCTGCCACGCCCATTGCCAACTCAGTAATTGTGCAGCCTGATGATTTGTACCTTGAATTATCAAATAATACTTACGCAAGCGTTGGACCTAAAGCAAACTTTAAGTTAGTAATGATTGTGCCAATGTTTGACAATCAAGGCAATTTAAATGGTATCGAAGATATGGTTGTAGGCGTGTTTAATAAATTAGCCGCATCAACCACATTAAAAATGAGTGTTGGCAATATATCTGCACCAACTGTTTTATCAAGTGTTGCAGGGGAAATGCTTACGAGCGATATGTCCGTATCAATCATGACAAGTTGGAGTTAAAATGAGCGAAATTATAGATGTTCCTTCCGAGGACAAGGCTTGGCTTGAAAAAGTCGGGCAAGTAGCACCTAAGCCAAAAACCGTACTAAAGAAAGATGAGGAATAACCAATGGCTATATTTCTAAATAACAAGGTCGGAGTCAAGGTTAATTCTGTTGACCTTTCTGACCATGTGACCGCCGTCACATTAAACCGTTCATTTGATGAACTTGAGGTAACCGCAATGGGTGATCTAGGTCACAAGGCAGTTAAGGGCTTGGAAGCGTCAAGCGTGACCATTTCCTTCCTAAACGATACCGACCCAGCAACAAGCGTACTAGGTACACTTCAAGCGGCGTGGGGAACTTCAGTAACCTGCGTATTGCTTCAACAAAAAGGAACTGCTGTTTCAGCAACAAATCCTCTTTACACATTTACCGCATTAGTAAATAACACTACCGACATTAACGGTGGTGTTGGCGATATATCTATGCAGGATGTAACATGGACTATTAACGGTGCAATTACCGTTGCTACAACAGGTTCATTCTAAGGAGAAAAAATGATTAAACTCAAAGTGTCAAAGGCTTCAGGGGAAGTGACAGAATATGACATTACCCCTGCACTTGAGTACGCGTTTGAACAAAATTTTAAATCAGGATTTCACAAGCGATTTAGAGATGAAGAAAAGCAGTCGGATGTCTATTGGCTCTCATGGGAAGCCGAAAGACGCGCTGGCGTAACCGTTCCCCCATTTGGTGATAAGTATTTAGAAACTCTAGCAAAAGTAGAGATTTTGGATGCCGAATCCCCAAATGGGTAACGCGGTATGACTTTACCTATTTAGTTGCTACTTTAGCAGTTGAAACTGGCATACCGCATTCAGAGTATTTAAAAATGGATAGATCATTGTTCTTAGCAACAATTGCCTACCTAAAAGACAGAGCAAAAAAGGTGGAAAATGCCAGTAGAGGTAAAAGGTCTCGTTGAGACTAAAGCAGCCTTAAAAGCGTTCGCGCCTGATCTTTTAAAAGAGATGAACAAAGAAATACGCATTGCTTTAAAAATTGTAGTTAAAGATGCTAGAGATCATGTTACGCCAAATGTAATTGGTTTATACAACTGGCAAGATAAAGGCAATGCAGTAGTTTCAAGAACAAAAGCAAAAACATACGGTGCGCCGAATCTTAGAGCATTCCCAAAATACAATCCTTTGGTAATTAAAAAAGGATTAACCTTTAGTCTTGCCGCATCAAGAAGAAATAGTGCAGGGTTTGTTGGTTTTTATCGTTTGTTAAATAAATCTGCTGCTGGTGCAATAATTGAAACTGCTGGCAGAAAGAACTTTAACGGCGCATCAGATTCTCAGAGTAATAATCCTCAAGCAGGTGCGCATTTTAATAGAGCAATACAAGGTACTTATGGTGGGTTTAAGCAAGTCGGAAAGCGTAGAGAAGATCAAGGTCGCTTAATGTTTGCAGCGTATTACAGAGATCAAGGCAAAGTAATTGATGCAGTTTTTAAAGCAATTAGTAAAGCGCAAGTTACCTATAAGTCAAGATTGGGATTAGCAGCATGACAATTGATATTCCAATAGTCACCACCTACAAAGATAAAGGTGCAAAGGCTGCTGAAAAAGGTTTAGACAAACTTGCTGGTAGTGCCAAGAAACTTGGTCTAGCACTTGGCTTAGCATTGTCTATAAACAAAGTAGTTGCATTTGGTAAAGCATCTGTAGCAGAATTTACCGCATCAGAAAAAGCAGCAGCAGCATTACAAAATACTTTAAAGAATACTGGAAATCTTTTAGCATTCCCTGATACTGAAGCAGGTATTAAGAACCTAGCAAAACTTAGTGGAATAGCAGATGACTCTTTAATCCCATTATTTAGCCAATTATATTTGTCAACTGGCAATGTAAGCAATGCAATGAAAGATTTAAACCTCGCAATTGATGTAAGTCGTGGAAGTTCAAATGACTTAGCAACAGTAGTTGACGCATTAAGCAAGGGTTATGCAGGAAACACAAAGGGCTTGGCAAGTCTTAATGTAGGACTAAATAAAGCCTATCTTGCATCAGCCGACATGGTTGGTATTCAAAAAGAATTAACTAAAACATTTAGCGGCGCTTCAGCAGCATACCTTGATACTTACGCTGGAAAAATTGCAGTATTAAACAATCAATGGAATGAAAGTAAAGAAATTGTTGGTCAAGGCTTAGTAATGGCATTTCAAGAAGCAACTGGCAATAACGGCATTGGTGGTATGACTGCTGCAATGGAAACATTTGCTTACACTCTTGACGCAGTAATTATTAAATTTGGACAGTTAACAGCAGCAGCGCCTAACCTGTTACAGAAACTTGGTTTAGGGTTTGTTAACTCAACCCTAAATGCAACTGTTAATGGATGGAATTACTTACTAGGTGTTGATGAAACTAGGCTTGCAATACAGAATGAAATATGGAAAGCCAACACTAAGACTTATGAATTAGCGGCTAAGACTGCTCAAGAGCAAGCAGCGCGTAATAAGGATTACTTAGCCTTCCTAGCCAAGCAAAAGAAGTTGGCTGATGCTACAAAGAAGGCTGAAGCAGACAAGGCTAAACTAAAGAAGTCAGGCACTCTATTTGACTTAGATCAGATTCAAATTGTTGCTGCATTGCAAGGCAAGATTACTGAAGATGAGAAGTTAAGACTTCAATTACAAATGGCTTTAATTCAAGATAATGCAAGCGAGGCTGACCGACTAAGTAATAAACTTGCCGTATCTCAATTACAGACTACTGGACTTGCAATTGCTATTGCCAACCTGCCACCTGCATTAAATCCATTAAAAGATTATCCAACATGGGTGCAGAATGCGCTTACCGACATTGATAAGATTCAAGAAGCATTAAACAAACTTAAAGCGCCTGTATTAACTGTACAAATCAACAGTCAGTACAATGGTAACCCATTAACTACTTCAGCAGGTTCTGCTCAAGTGCCAGCGCCATCATCAACACCTTCGGCGAGAAGTGCTGGAGATCAAGCGCAATCACTACTTGATGGAAGTATAGCCGCACAAGTAACTAATTTAGAATTAGCATTAGGTCGCGGTGGAGATCAAGGCGGCGCGGCAAGAACAGTAGTTAATAATTATTACACTTCAGTTGCTTCACAACAAGCAGAAAGTACAAGAGTAAGAGACTACTTGCTAGATAATTCTGCTTCAGGTTCATTCTCTACTATTGGTAGAGTTAGAGACTTCCTAGACTAATGGCATTACCAGCAACAATAACTGTAACGCTGGACTTTAGTTCGGGCGCAACATTTGGCTATCCATTTACAATTGGAGACTCAAAGTTTGGCATTATTGGTACAGGCACACTTGCTTCAACATCTACTGGCACTTTAATTGCTGACTTAACTAGCGTAACAAAAGAAATAACTATTACGCGTGGAAGAAATATTAGCCGCGATACTTATGAGGCTGGCGAATGTATAATTCGCGTTCTCGATAATACAGGCGCGTTCAATCCACAAAACACTTCTTCTCCCTACTATGGGCAATTAGTTCCTTTAAGAAAGATTAGAGTTTCAGCAGACTATGGCAGTACAGGTTATTTCTTATTTTCAGGTTATACAACTAATTACTATTACTTTTATGACCAAGCAGAGAATGTTGGTTATGTAGATATAACAGCAGTTGATGCCTTTAGATTGATGCAACAGGCTGGCATTACAACCGTTTCAGGTTCAAGTGCTGGACAAGATACAGGCGCAAGAATTACAAATATATTAGACCAAGTACAGTTCCCTACCTCAATGAGAACTATTGCTACTGGTCAATCCTTAGTACAGGCTGACCCTGCTACTTCAAGAGCAGCATTAGGTGCGTTAAAAAATTGTGAGTTCTCCGAGCAGGGTGCATTCTATTGCAATCCAGCAGGAAACTTAATCTTCAAAAATAGAAAAGATGTCATTCAAAGTCCAACGGTTACGCCTATTCAGTTTAATCAAACAGGTGGAATACCTTACAAAAATCTCAAGTTTGCCTTTGATGATAAGTTAATTGTAAATGTTACAAACATAACTAGAACAGGCGGTACGGTTCAACAAGCAACAAATACCGCTTCAGTTGCTACTTACTTCCCACACACCAATACCTACTCAGACTTGGTAGTACAAAGTGACGCTGAAGCCCTAAACATTGCAAAGATGTGGACTGCTACAAGGGCTGCTACAACAATTAGAATTGATGAAATGACGGTTGATTTAAATGATGCGTCAGTACCAACAGGTACTATTTTGGGCATGGATTACTTTACAAATGTGACTATAAGTAATATCCAGCCCGATAACTCAACCATCACTAAAACACTTCAGGTTCAAGGAGTCAAGTGGTATATCACGCCAACCAAGATGATGGCTACATTTACTACGCTAGAGAGAATTGCTGATGGATTTTTGATCGGAAATAGTACCTATGGGGTACTCGGACAAGATATAATAGCCTACTAAGGAGAATACACACATGGTTTCAGGACTTCCAAGCACGACTGGTGATGTTTTAACGGCAGCGAATTACAACTCACTTGTAACATTTACTGTTGCCACAGATCAGACAGCAGATTATACAACCGTCTTAACTGACCAATATCAGACAGTTGTACCTATGAACAAGGCAACTGCTATTGCATTTAAGATACCTACTAACGCTTCAGTAGCGTTTCCAGTAGGAACTACAATTACAATTCTTAATAAGGGTGCTGGCGCTTGTACGATAAGTGCTACAACTTCAGGAACTACAACAGTTCTTTCGGCTGGCGCAACAGCCGCTTCTCCAACACTTGCACAATATAAGACTGCCGTCTGTATTAAGACTGCAACTGATACTTGGTATGTGGTAGGCGGAATTGCTTAATACAATATCAGGTACTTTTAGCGAAG